TCTAATGTTTGATTATCAGAAATAGTTTGACTATGGGTTACTACGAAAGTAGTTGCTGTCATTCCTGCGGACGGAGTTCTGGTTGCAGGTAATGTACAAAATACGGTTTTAGTACCAGCTGAAAAATCAACAGCCGCATCAGAATTTGAAGAAGAAATAATAGTGTCTCTAGATAAAGTATCTGGACTTCCAGATGTAACAGTACCAATACCAACTTCCCATTCATTGGTTCCATCATTGGAAATAGCATAGTAAGTATTATTACTATTTCCTACTCCTGAAACGAAAGATTCAAATCCAACTTCTGCTCCGGCAAGATTAAACGTACCAGTGCCTATAGAAGTACTTGTCTCCTTAACCCTATCGTTAAGTATAAACGCCATTTCTATTCCCTATAATTTTTACGCATCACCCAAACGAATAATTGCATCAGTTGAATTAGCAGTTGGAAACTGAATAACGAAATCTCCGTTAGTTGCAGTTTTTGTTCCGCCAAAATCTAATACCAATACAGCTTCGTTAGATGTGTCTTTATAAATCAGTGCTCCTGTTGCAGCCAAAGTCACAGATGAAAAAGTTTCATCAGCGAAATCAATGTAAGCAACATTACTTGATATAGCAACGCCGTTGTTAGTTAAAGCTTGTCCGCCTGCAGCATAGTTTGTACCAACTGAAGAAACTTCGTTAGTAGTTGTATAAGCAGTTGTTCCGGCAGCACTAAAACCAGCTTGGGAAGTATATAAAGCAATATTAAAAGTATTTCCTCCGCTACCTGCGGTATCGAAATTGAATGTTCCTTTTAATAGATCCGTTTTAAAAGAATCAGGTACAATATTTGCCATTTAGTTTTCTCCTTAATTATTTTTTACCATAGCTTGATGGTGATTTAGAAACTAATTGAGCACGAATAACACCATCATTGTATTCGTCTCTGCGTCTTCGGCCAATTTGTTCAACCGCGTACGATTCAATTGCTTTTTGATAAGCCTGTTCATAGTATTGTAACATATCTACAGGACCTTTCAAGTATGCATATGTGTTTACCAGACATGCGTACAAAAGTAAATCTTGATATTTATTAGATACATAACTGCCTGTAGTACTAGTACTATCTACTGTAGAAGTAAGACTAATAGGCTGTTTATTATAAGCTAATGTGATTAAATATTGTTGATCTGGGGTTGGTGCCACTAACCAATAATTAGCATCCCAGTTTGCATAGTATTTAGGTATACCTGAAGAAGTTGCTGGAGAATCATAATATTCCGCAATAAAAGAAGTATCTCTTTGTTCTAAATAAGTTTGTTTTCCATTAGCATCTGTTAATTGAACATAGCGAATAAATCTTAAATCAGAAGGAATAGTTACGTATCTGTTTGCAATCGCTAAATTAGAAGTTGCATAATAACGATCATCGTCTGAATCTATATCTCTATAAATTCTATTTTCTGCATTTTGAATAATTGTATTTAATATAGAATCCGTTAATACTGAACTATCTACTTCTGTATAATTTCTAATATCTGTTTGTAAATTTGCTAATGTGTATGCCATCTTATACTCCCTGTAAAGTTACTGGACCCACTGAACAATTAGATCCACCACCTTTAATATTTCCACTTGTAGCATTACTGGTACTAGTTATAAAGAAATAATTTTCAGGACTTGTTAAATTTCCAGGAGCAGTAACAACACTTCCGTCAGATTGTTTTTGTCCTACTGTAATGGTAAAACCATTTACATTATTTAAATCAGTTACATTATCAAAAGTTGGTATATTAGAAAATCCAGATCCTGGAGTAATTACTTGTACCGGGCCCCTAAATCTAACTACATCCCCTGTTGATCTTTGATGATCTTGTGAAAAAACATTTATATAAGTAACACCACTTGCAATAACACTAGTAAAAGGATTATCCTGTAATAAAATTAATTGTGGTGTATCTTTTTGTTGTACTCTTGGATTGTATAAAGCTTGTGGGTCACTACCAACTGGTTTTGGTTCTAATTGAGGTTGCTTTGCTTCATATTCTGAAACATGAACTAAAAATCCATTCCATTCTCTAACCATTTCTTTGTAAGGAAATCTCATTCCTGATCTATCTGAAATAGCGTAAGCGTGTTTTCCTTTAGCATAAACACCCATAATTATAATACTCCATCTCCATAAAAAGTTTTAGGTGAAATAAAAGTAGAAGTGCCTTGATTATCAGCATCTAATGCTCTTAACATTTCACTTTCATAAATTCGTTCTAACTCAATTGTTCTTTCCGGAGAAAATTTCATACTTAAATAATAAGCAAGTCCAGACATCATGCATGGATAAAAACGATTAACTACATCTGATGAATTCATATAACCACCTGCATCCTGTATTCTTGCTACATAGTAAAAACAAAATTGATAACTAGATGGTGTTGAAGTACTTGAAACACTAGCACTTGGAGTTGAGTATAAAAATATACTAGGACTCTTTTTTCTATCTACATAATATTGAGAAGGTGTTCCTTGTGCTAATTTATTGGGTGTAGCACTGTAAGTAGATCTATCAATTTTAGTAAGTGAAATATCTTGTGGATTACTTGGATCTGAATTATTTCTATAAAAAGCTTCTAATACTTCATTTACATCGCTAGGAAAATTAATAGTATCACCTGCATAACTATATTCAGCTTGTCCCAATACTAATGGTATTTTAGCTAATTTTACTTTCCATAAATGAATCCCTCTGTTTCCCCATTCTTGAAACATAATATTAAGAGATCTTCTTGCGCTTCTTAATTCATAACCTGTTCGCGTTCCACCTAAACCAGTTCTCTCATAAGCTTCATCTATAATCTCATCTATCTCTGGATCAAAATCAGTTGCGCCTGAAGTAGGTGCAATAGTTTGTACTTGGTTACCCATACCCGCTAATGTAGAAGCGTAATAGAATAATACCGGAGCGCTGATATTTTGTACTGGAGCGATTGTGATTTGTGTGTAAGCTCCTGCACTTCCAGGGGTTCCTACTTTTACTACTCCTGTAGTATATTCAACTCCACCTGCAATATTAGTTCCGTCTTTAGTTGCAGAAAATAAAAGTTTATATCCTGTATTACTAGAATCTGACTGATCAAATATATAAGTCTGTCCCTCATTCAAAGGTAATTCAGGACTAACTTTACCATTAACGTAAAATTTATTTCCTGTACCAAAAGAATTAGTCCCCGTCGCTACGGTAACTGTATAATTGATAGTCGCCATGACTTATTAATTTCCTGCTGTTAAACCTGGGGCAGAATATTTATCTGTCAATAATGTATAAGCAGCAATATTAGTTTTTGTTTTACAATAAATTCCTTGTGGAAAAACAATTCCATCTTCTGGAAAAGATATATTAATAACATCACCATCTGGTACATCACCAATAAATAAAGTTGTTCCAGAATTTGAAGTAGTTGTTAATTCTAACAAACCTGCTCCCAATCCATCGGAAGCAATAATAATTCCTCTTAAACGAATTGGCTGTGCAATAATAGCAGTTGCTCCCGCGGCAGCAGCTGATCTAGTTGCTTGTATATCGCTTTTAAAACTCATTTTAAATCTCCTTGTTTAAAGAGCTCCCGAAGGAGCTCTTTTAATTTTAATAATTATACTACAGCAATACCAGTAGTAACGTCTATAAAATCACTTCCGTTATAGAAACAAAGGGATCCAGTAACTCCTGAACCAGTTGCATCAGAAACGTAAATAACTAAACCAGTAGCTGGTGAGCTAATAGCCGCTGCTTCTACTAAAGTGTATGAAGGTGCAATAAATCCATTATCTGATTTTACCGGACCTGAAAAAGTTGTTTGTGCCATTTTTATATTCTCCTAGTTATATGATACAGTCTCTAGGCCGTCGACTATATGCGTCTGTATCAAAGTTTATATATAGTGAAGGTAATATAGCTTAATTTTTAGAAGAGTGCAAGGTATCCTTATATGAACTTGCTAATTTCAATGATGTAGCTTTTTACTATTAAGTAGCTACAGAAACTTC